CGTGACCAAGCCGACCAGCAACGGCTGATCCATCTAAGGGGGAAAGAAGATGGAAAGAACAATCAATATGGGCGACAGGGATGTCCGTGTCGAAATGAGTGCGGACACCCTGCGCGTCTATCGCAAGACCTTCGGTCGGGATCTCATGGTCGATATGGTATCGCTGCGCGACAATATGGACCTGGAGATCGTCGAAAACTTGTTCTATGTCTGCGCGAAGGCAGCTGATCCGGACATCCCGGACATCGACGAATGGCTCGCGCAGTTCTCTACCTTCGCTATCTATCACTCCGCCGGCGATCTGGTCGAGATGTGGATAGAAGAAAGCAAAACAACCACCACGCGCAAAAAAAAAGCAGACCAATAGACCGCGAGAATAACGCGACCATATTTCTGCTGCGGTGTGTACAGCTGGGTCTGTCCGTTTCGGATCTTAAGTTACTGAGCATCGGCATGGTGCTGGACCTTATGAACGAAGCGGACAATGACCACCTGAATTACAGACAGCTGGCTACACAGGCCGATTTCGACGCATTCAAAGGTAAGTAAAATGGCAGACAAGATCAAAGGGATCACCGTCCAGATCGGGGGCGACACCGCACCGCTCTCGAAGGCACTCAGATCCGTAGACAAAGAAATACGAGGGACGCAGGCCAACCTTAAGGAAGTGAATAAACTCCTAAAGCTGGATCCGTCCAACACAAACCTGCTGAAAGAGAAGCAGAAGCTCCTGGGCGACCAGATCAAGAAGACTGCGGACAAGCTGGACGCGCTGAAAAAGGCCCAGGAAGAGGCGAAGCAGATGCTCGCCTCCGGCGAGATCGGTCAGAAGGAATATGACGAACTTTCCAAGCAGATCGACAAGTGCGAGGGACAGCTGAAGGAGCTGGAAAAGCAGCAAGCCGATACTACCAAGAAGATGAAGCCCAACATCGAAAAGATCAGTAAGGGCTTTGAGACGGTAGGACAAAAGATTGAGGATGCCGGCAAGAAGCTGGCACCTTTTTCTGCAGCTGCGGCCGCCGGTCTGACTGCGGCTGTTAAAACCACGGCAGACTTCGATTCCGCCATGAGCGAGGTGGCAGCCATCTCCGGAGCGACCGGCGAGGACTTCGACGCGTTGAGAGAAAAAGCCAGGGAGATGGGCGAGAAGACCAAGTTCTCGGCCTCTGAAGCGGCTGAAGGCTTCAAGTACATGGCCATGGCTGGCTGGAAGACCGAGGACATGCTGAACGGCATCGAGGGTATCATGTACCTGGCAGCGGCCTCTGGTGAGGACCTGGGTACGTCTTCCGACATCGTGACCGACGCGCTAACTGCCATGGGCTACTCCGCGAAGGACGCCGGGAGACTGGCTGACGTCATGGCCGCAGCTTCCAGTAATGCGAATACGAATGTCTCGATGATGGGTGAGACATTCAAATACGCCGCGAGCGTGGCAGGATCCTATGGATATTCCATGGAAGATGTTGCGCTGGCCACCGGCTTGATGGCCAACAGCGGAATTAAGGCGTCCCAGGCTGGCACTGCTCTGAGAAGTATCATGTCCAACCTGGCCACTAACAACGGTGCGTCTTCCAAGTCGCTGGGTGCCCTGGACATCCTTACTGAAAGATTAGGCGTGGCCTTCTATGACGCCACCGGCAATATGAGGCCGTTCCGTGACGTAATCAACGACTCAAGGAAGGCCTGGAAGAAACTGACAAAAGAAGAGCAGGCCAACTATGCCAAGAAGATCGCCGGCAAGAACGCGATGACCGGCTGGCTGGCCCTGATGAACGCGGCCGAGGATGATGTCACCAAACTGACCGAAGCCATAGACGAGTCTACCGGCACATCCGAAAAGATGGCCGACACCATGCAGGACAACCTGGCTGGGCAGATCACCATCCTGAAGTCGCAGCTGCAGGAGCTGGCCATCAGTATCGGCGACGCCCTGATGCCCACCATCAGGAAGGTGGTGGAATGGGTGCAGAACCTGGTGGATAAGTTCAACAACCTGGACGAAGGCACCAAGGAAACGATCGCCAAAATAGGAGTGCTGGTGGCTGCGCTGTCTCCTGTGCTGATCATCGGCGGAAAGCTGATCAGTGGACTGGGATCCATTATAGGGATGGTTCCAAAGATAATAAGCTTCCTCTCCGGCATTGGGGGACCTATTGCCCTGGCAACGGCAGCCGTCGCCGGGTTAGTCGCGGTGATCGCCAACTGGAAGACCGCGGAAGATGAGATCTTCGAACGCCGGTCGAAACTGACCGAAGAGCAGGAAGCCCTCAAGAAAAAGGTCGATGAAGAAGCCGAATCCTGGGAGAACGTAAAGAAAGCCAGGGAAGAGGCGTATGCAGACATCAAAACCCAGACGGATAAGGAAAGAGAACTCTGGGACGCCTTAAAGAAGGTCGTGGATGAGCAGGGCAACGTCATCGAGGGCAAAGAAGACGAGGCCAAGTTACTGATAGAACAGCTGAACGGTGCCCTGGGCACTGAGCTGGAATATGTCGACGGTCAGGTGAAGGGATATGAGGAACTGGCCAAGAACATCGATACTGTACTGGCGAAAAAGGAAGCAGAGGCCCTCCTGGCAGCGGACCAGGAAGCCTACACGGAAGCCCGGAATAAAAGAGCCGAAGCTGAAGACGCGGTGGCTGATGCTCAGGCGGAAGTAGCAAAGCAGGAAGAGGCCGTCCGGCAAGCTGAAGCGAGACTTGCGGAAGCCATGGACGAGTCCTCCAAGGCGGCGAGATCTTACGCAGACGACAAGGGCATGACTGCGGAGGCCACCCAGGACTGGAAAGACGCAATCAGTGGCGCAAAGGCCGCTCTGGACGCCGAGAAGAAGCAGCTGGAGGACGTCAAGAAGATCCAGCAGACCGCCGAGAAGACTCTGGACAACTACAATGCCACCATATCGAACCACGGGAAGCTGATGGAAGCCGTCGCCACCGGTTCGGTCGAGGATTTGCGGAAGGCCGAAAAGAACCTGCTGAACGACACGATCACCGCCGAAGCCGGAAACAGGGAATCCTTGCAGCGGCAGTATAAAGACCGCCTCAAGGCATATCAAGATCGCCTGGAGATCCTGGACAAGACCGGCACGGAAGAGGCCAAGAGGAGTGCTAACAACGCCAAGCAGTTAGTCCTTGATACCATCAACGAGATCAACAAGCTGGACCCGAAGCTGGCCAGCGAGATGGCGAAGAATCTGAAGACCATCACTTCCCAGTCCACAGCATGGGGCAACGCCGGAACGAAGAACGCTAAGTCACTGAACAACGGCGTGAGCACCGAGCTTTCCAAGACTCCGGCACTTTTGAAGAGCAAGCTGGATCTGAGCGGAAGCGCGTCGACCTGGGCCAAGGACATGATGAGCTCTTACGCGAGTAGCATCAAGAAGTATTCGTATCTGCCCACCGAGGCAGCCGGAGGCGTGGCTAAGAACATCGAGAAAGTGTTAGGCTTCTCCGAACCCGAAGAAGGCCCTTTGAGCGACTTCCACACTTATGGACCTGATATGATGAAGCTCTTGGCACAGGGCATCAATGAGAGCGCATGGATGGTCATGCAGGCCGCCCAGGGCGTCGCAGGAAACCTCAAGGCATCCCTGGAGAACACAACTTTAACGGCCACGCTGGATCAGAAGTCCATTCCGCTGGGCACCGGTGTGACGTTAAACATTACAAACTTTAACAACTATAGCGACTCGGACATCCGAGAGCTGACCAACGAGATCATGCAGACGGCGGCACAGTTCGCCGCGAGGAAGGGGGCAGTGTTCGCATGAGTTTCACTTTCAGAGGGATCTCATCCACAAGTAAAGGTTTCAATGTGATCAAGAGGACTGTGTACACTGCCCCGGCTTATGACGTCGCATCGTATGATGTCGTGGGCCGCAGCGGAAACATTCTGATCGGGCAGAAAAGATTCAAAAACAAGAAGGTCTCCTATACCGGCTTCCTGAAAACAGATGACTTTGCCGGCGCGACGAAGGCGGCTAAACTGTCTGCCGGGCTGATCGCGCTGAAGGGCTGGCTATTGTACGAGTACGATGCTGGAACGTATCAAACCCTTGCGGATGACTACGATCCCGGTTTCACCAGGTACGCGTATGTCGACGGCGAGACCGCGATCTCAGATGTTTTAGACCGTCCAGAAGGCGCGGAGATCACCGTGACCTTCGACTGCAAACCGTTCATGTATGCGCCCGATGATACCCGGACTGCAACGACTGGGAGCATATCCCTGACGAACCCGTACTATTTTACTTCCCGGCCGGCTATAGAGGCCAAGCTATCTGCGGCAACCGGCACGCTGAAGATCAAGGACGGAAACACTCTGCTGGGGCTGTGGACTTTCCATGGTGCCAGCGGAGACTGGTTTATATGGCTGCCTGATGAGATGGAATGGATCGACGGATCCGGCAACCTGGTCAATCGCAGCGTTTCCACAAACACAAGCGACATCCCGGAGTTCCCTCCCTATCCGAGCCCGATCACCGTGGAGACCACGGGAGTGAGCAACCTTAAGGTGGTGCCTAATTGGAGGACTTTATGATTCCGGTATTATATGACGTCTTGGACAACCTATATACTCCGCCCGGCTCTCCGACCTACTGGAATGTGGATAATGAGACGCTCATGGCGAACCTCACTTCGCATAAGATCGGTGCGTTAGCGGAAACGCTGAGCTGCAAGGTCACGGAGTCGCGAAATGGGCAGTACGAATTAGTGTTGACTTATCCGGCGAACGGCTATCTGGCCAACATCATCGTGACTGCCGACTGCATCATGGCAAAGCCCAATCAGGTGGACGATCCTCAGTTGTTCCGAATCTATAGGATCACGAGGACGCTTAAGGGGATAATGACCATATATGCCAGGCATATCAGTTATGACCTGTGCGGCCTGGTTATCAATATGAGCTCCGGCATCGTTCCGTCTACGAAGACCCCGGCAGGCTGGATGAGGCGGATTTTCCAAAACACGTATTTTTCCGGACAGTCGACGATCACGAGCACGAATGACATTATGGCATTTGGTCTGATGAGCTGCCGCGCTGTTCTGGGCGGCGTCGATGGTTCTATACTGGACACTTTCGGCGGAGAGTATCGCTTCGACAATTTTGTCGTCCACCTGGATGCGTCGAGAGGTTCTGACAAGGGTATCATCCTCGAATATGGAAAGAACATCACTGATCTGACGGATGAAACTTCCTGCGACCAGGCCTACACGGGGATCCGCGCCTGCGCAAGGTACTACAACTCGGCAGGCGAGGAAGTGGTCAAAGTGATCCCGGAGATCACGATCGGAGTCTGGCGCGGCTACAAATGGATCAAGATCCTGGATGTGACTGAGCGGCTCGGCCTGGATTCCGGGGTGGTGCCTACTGACCAGCAGATCGAAGACGCAGCCATGGAGTGGTACTACGATTCTTACGATCCGTACATGACCACGCTCAATGTGTCCGTAATCGAGCCGAGCAAGTACGCGACCTTAGGGCTCTGCGACACCGTACAAGTGCGGCACAGAGGGCTCGCTATTAATGAGTTGCTGAAAGTTGTCACGCTGGAATACGACACGCTGCTGGAGAAGTACACGAAGATCACGCTGGGACAGATCTCGCCAAATCTTGCCGGAACGGTCAATGACCTTGAAACGGCTGTGGCTTCGCTGCGGAAAGATAAACCGATCTTTAGCAGCGGCAACAGGACGGTCGATCTGTCAGATGGCAGGGTCAATGCGATTTACGGTGCGAATGTTTCCACGCTGAGAGGCACCGGCCTGACCTTCAAAGACGGCACGGCCTCGTCAAGGCTGAGAGTGATCAAGCGCACGATGGACAGCGCGGACTCGACAGATATAACGCTGGAACATGGGGCATACCTCGCAATCGTGACGCACACCAACAACAGCACGACCACACAGCAGGGACTCTATCTGATCCAGTGCTATAACACATCGGCGGTCACACCGATCGTGGCTGCTGCTAACAGCACTCTGAGTATAAGCGGAGATACCCTGACGTGGACCACGACTAATACCTACAGGGCTTTACGCCTAATCTTACTTACATGAGGTGCTGCTATGGAGATAGCAATCGCAATCTTAGGATCAGGAGCCTTATCTGCTCTGATCAGTGGGATCTTCGGGCTGATCCAGGCGCGGAGATCTAAACAGGCTGAGATTGAACAGGAACTCAAAGAGGTCAAAGAGAAGCTGGACATCGCCGAGAAAGATGCCCTGCGGACGCAGCTGATGGTCATGATCAAAGACTATCCGCACGAAACCACTGACATTTTACGCCTCGCAGAGTACTACTTCAAAAAATTGGAAGGCAACTGGGTCATGTCCAATATCTTCCGGGAGTGGTGCGAGGCGACGAACACGAAGATCCCAAAGTGGTTCAAGGAGGAATAACATGGACTGGTTTTTACATTCCGGCACCGCAGCTGCGCGTCTGGCCAGGACGCTGGTGGAAGTATTGCTATCCTGGCTGATCGCCAACCTGGGTGACATCTTCGGATTCTTCGAGCTGGATCCGACTGTCAAGGCCCTAATCATATCCGGGCTGACCGTGCTGATCACCGCGATCCTGGGCTTTATCAACGACAACAGAGTGAAGACCGAAGCAGAAATAGACGAGATAGTAAAGGAGCTGACCGATGAAAACGATTACTGATCAGTTCGAAAAATACATAGGCGTCCATGAGTACAATGGAATCGTCCGGGAGATGCTGACCTGGTATTACGGATATTTCAAGACCGCTGCCTGGTGTGCCATCTCCATGAGTTACATGGCGAACACCCTCGGCCTTTTGGATCAGTTCGGAGGAAAGAATCAGAACTGCTATGAGATGCTGATGGACATCAAAAACGCTGTGAAGAAGACCGGCAAGGGAAAGCTCTACATGAGAGATCAGATCCCGAACGGCAAGGTCATCAAGCGCGGCACGGTCATTTTCATACTGAAGAGCGAGCCGCCCATGGACGCCGGGTCCTCAAAGCACGTAACGACGGCGTACCAAAACTTCACCTATGCCGGCAAGGGATACTTCCCTTCGCTCGGCGGCAACCAGAGCGACGAGATCGCCGTAAAGCAATACTCGCAGAGGAATATCTATGCGATATTCGAGCCTGACTATTCGGGCCACCCTACGCTGCGTAGAGGAGACAAGAACTCTGAGGTGTCGGAGCTGCAGCAGGATCTGAACTACTTCGGATACACCGATAGCGACGGCAATAAACTCAAGATCGACGGCTCCTTCGGGCCGAAGACTGAGTCGGCAGTGAAGAACCTGCAGAAAGACCAGGGTCTGAAGGTCGATGGGATCTGCGGCCCGATCACCTGGGGGCGGATCATGGAGATGCTCAAGGAAGTGCTGCGTGTCAGGACGACGGTGAGGCTTAACCTGCGCAAGTGGCCTGAGAAGGCCGACAACAAGATCAGGGTCCTCCAGGAAGGTAAAGAATTTTACTGCTCCAGGTGGACCGATGACTGGGCCTATCTGCCGGATCCCGGCGGCTGGGTCATGAAAAAGTACCTCGAAAGGGTATGACCGCTGCGGAGATCTCCGTAACGGTGATCTCCTTTCCCCCTTCCCTCCGGACCGACCACCCGGAGGGTTTTTTTAATGGTAAAATCTATGGTAAAAAGTTCCTGGCTTTTATGCGATTCCGCAGTTTCGGATGTATAAAAAAGCACGCAAATACGTGCTTTGCAACTCTACGTAAAAAGGTACACAATCGGTCAGCAGCTTTTTCTTTTGCCAAAATAGCACGCAACTGTGCGGTTTTTCAGCATTTCCCCAAATCCAATGGTAAAATCATGGTAAAATCAGCTTCGCAGAATGAACGTAAGAGTTATCCAGCTCCCTTAATTTTTCTGTCTGATGGATGTAGATCTGCTTAGTGACCTTCGAATCAGAATGCCCTAATCTTCTCGAAATAGAATCCAGCGGAACACCGTTAGCAATTAAGAAGGATGCGGATGTGTGCCGGAGCGCGTGCGTGGTGATCCTGCGGCCCAATATCTTCTCTGACTGTTCTTTCAGGTACTTATTAAAGGCATTGTAGGAGATGAAAGAACCATCCGGCGAGCAGAATAACAAGTCCGTCTTGATCTGGTGCTGCCCTAAGTAATCAGCCCGGAAGATGAAATACTCATCCAACAGTGCTTTGAGCTCCGGCTGGACATATACCAGGCGTTCGGACTCCGATGTTTTAGGAAGCCCAACTGTATGCTGGTTCAGGGCGTAGTTCTTCGTGACAGAGATGTATTCGCCCACGTCGTCGATGGTGAGGGCAGCAGCCTCGCCGATCCGGAGGCCGGACAGACACATGAAATAGGTTAAGTAGTACCACATGGGCACTTTCAGTCCATCAAGTAACTGCTGGAGCTCTGTGGGCTCCAGATACTTATCGGCTATTCTTTCTTTTTTCGCATCCGGCAGCGGAGGGATCTTCTCGAACCACTTACTCTCGATCAGGTCATTCTGCCAGCACCAGTTCAGGAAAGCTTTATACCTTACCAGCCTCTCGTTGAATGTGGAGTTCTTCGGAGAGATCTTCATGAGGGCCCTCCGGAGCGTGATGGCGTCCAGCTTCTCCAATGGCATATCGCCCAGGGCAGCGTTGATCACTTTAAGCTCGTTCTGATTGCGCTGAAGCGTCTGTGGGCGCACGATACGCGCCTTATCGTCCAAATACATCTTACTGGCCGTTGAAACCCTCAGATGGTCAAATGAAGCGTATCCAGCGCGTTCCTGGAGCTCCCGGAGGGCCTGGTTATACGCCTGACGAGAGTTGGATTCCTTGATGCAGCTGACCCTATGAGCCTTGCCGGTTCGTTTATCCACATACCTCAACCGATACTGGAAGCGGCCATCTTTCAGCTGCTCCACGTATAGACTTTGTTTAGATTTCATGATATAATTAACTCCTACTTCTTTCAGGCTCTTCCGGATATAGAGCCGTGGGGCGGCAGCTGCAACTGCCGTCCCTTTTTTCGTGCGCTTCTTTCTCCGCGCTCCTTGCATCCTTCTCAAAGTGATTCCCCACGATATGCCGGAGGGCGTGGTGGTAGGCTTCCAACTGCTGATCGCGTGCCAGTAAACTGTTCACGATAACGGTGTAAGTTCCGTCCTTGTTCTGGGAGACCATCTCGTGGCAGTATCCCGGCAGTTCCCGAAGGTACACATAAATCATCTTCCTCACCTCCCTCCTGAGAGTAATAGAGAAGCTGTCCTAATCGTTGGACACCTTCCAAGACAGGGCGAGGTCGTGGAGGAGCTTTAATTGTTCGGGAGTGACATCCTTTGCCACATCGAACAACAGCCTCAGGTCGGGATTCTCAAATATCTGCTGGGCCATCTCCGCTGTTTCGGGGTTTACATAATACTCAGATGACTCTCCAGTGAGCAGATACTCAATGGACACGCCGAAGAAGTCCGCAATCTTCTCTAATCTGTCATCGGGGAACGAGCCTTTTTTCAGCTGGCCGATATAGCCGTTTGCGAAGCCGAGCTGTTGTTCCAGCTTATAAATCGGGATTCCGTTTGCTTTGCAGAGTTCTTTTACCCTATCGACTGTGTTCATAATGCCTCCTAAAAAAATTCGGCGTAAACCTAAATTTAGTGTTGACATTTCGAGGACAGCCTATATAATGGGCTTTAGGGGAAAGCCTAAATACAGGGCTGTGGGCTCAAAAACAAGTGTGGTAACTGTCATTTTAGACCATAGCCTAAAGGATGTCAATAGACTTTCCTCTAATCTCAGGAAGAAGGAGGAATGATGGAGACCCTTTACGACAGAATCAAGGATTTGGCGGAAGCCAAAGGGATGCCAATTTATTTGGTGGAAAAAGAGGCTGGTCTTGGCAACGGCGTCATCGCCGGATGGAAAACGTCAGTACCGAGGGTCACAAGCGTGCTGGCGGTCGCCAAGGTGTTGGAAGTGACAGCCTCAGACTTGCTGGAGGATTGCGATGCAGTACCGAAGGCGTGATTCACTGGTCAGTATTTACGAACTCAGCAAGAGATTCATCGACCAGCTGATCAGAGAAATGGAACAAGACGGAAGATACCCGGAAGACGCGATCATAAGGGGGAGAGGTTACGTTCTGATAGATGAGGACGCCTTCCGGGACTTCTTGAGAAACCGTGACAAAAAGATCCCTTACGTGAGACCGGTGGAAGTGCCGGAAAAGGTTTACCTGAAAGGAGTAGAGACAAGATGAAGGAAATGTTGAAGTACTGGTTTTTCGGTTTCGTGGGCTTCTGGGCCGTTATCTGGGTGGCGAACTTAGTATGAGAGCCTACGCGATTTTACCCGATGCCCCTGTGGGGTTCATGCTGGACATTGACAACGAGTTAGAAGCCTTGCAGACATTCGTCCGGGGCTACATCGAGGCAGTGACGATTTTCGACGATTTAGTGGTCATCTGCAACGATGAAGGACGGCTCAGATGTATGCCGTACTGCTGTAGCATTCTTGGCTACGCGTTCATGGGCCCGGTTTTGCTGGTCGGCAGAAAAGGTGACGAGTTCACGGATCTGCCGGAGAAGTTCCAGGAAGATCTGAACTGGATGCGGAAGGGACTGGGGGTGAAGTGATGTACGGAGAGTATTCCGACACTTCAGATTACGAGTTCTGGCAGGAGAGACAGCGCAAACGATGGTTAGAGAAACGGCCAACCTGCGACTGGTGCGATATGCCAATCGAGGAAAAATACGCCTACAGGATCGACGACCAGCTGATCTGCCCGGAGTGCATAGACGAATACATGGAGGAAAACCACCGTGTGCGCCTACCAGACTAAACGCCTCCGGCAGTTGGTAGCCGAGAGCAACGTATCAATCTCACAGCTGGCCAGAGACCTTGGCCTTCACAGGTCGACACTGTACGACCACCTTTATGGCCGGGCCGACTACACCGGCGCGATACTAATCAAACTGGCCGATTACTTCGGCGTGACAACCGACTATTTGCTTGGAAGGAGTAGAGATGGAAGTTTACGAGGGCAGACAGAAATTAGCCCAGAAGAAGAACGCCCTGCGGAGGGATCTCGCTGAGCGAGGGATCCTCAAGAGGGAGGGCAACAATCAATTCGATAGGTACAAGTATTTCTCCGAGGCTCAGTACAAGAGCCTCTTCACGGAACTTTTGTCCTCCCATGATCTGGAATTAAGGTCTACAGTGAGCGACTATTCCACCATCGAGGGGACGGAGAAACAGGCCAACGGACGCATCGTGCAGATGGAGTTCGAATTAATCGACTGCGAGACCGGATTCTCCGAGACCTCAAAGTTCTATGGCGAGGGCTTCGACAAGGGCGACAAGGCCATGTATAAAGCCTACACCGGCGCGATCAAATATTACCTGGCTAACACCTTTTTGGTCGCAACCGGCGACGATCCGGAGAAGGATTCACCCGACACCAAGATGAATGTGAGAAAGATCAGCGCGGCACAGAAAGCGGTCATCGAGAAGAAGTATTCCGGCGACAAGCTCCAGCAGTTACTGGACTGGGCCAAGGTAAAGAAACTCGATGAAATGACCGAAGACCAGGCACTGGCAGTTATCAAGCAGATCAAGGAGAGAGAGAAATGATCAACGGAAAGAAAATCTATATCGCAGCGGTCGACACCGGCTCAGAAATAATCATGTGCAGGGCACCCTATGGGGCTTACTTATGGTCCGGCGACCACGTTGAAGTGGAGGGCATGGACGGCTTCGCCACTGTCTTACTGATCGAGTGCTGTGAGATGGACGGCAAGGAATACGAAACGGTGGATATGCTGGTCGGCACCCGGAGGATCATGCGGAAGATCGACTTCACCAACATGAACTGGGACGGCTACGAGGAGGAAGAAGATGAATAAAGCAATTTTAGTCGGTCGGTTAACTCGTGACCCGGAGCTGAGGGTCAACGAGAACCAGAAGAGCATCGCAAGAACCGCGATCGCCATCAATATGAGTTCCACTCAAGTGGAGTACATCAACATCACGGCCTTCGACCGCAAGGCGGAGTTACTTGAGAAATATTTCAAGAAGGGCGACCGGATCGGCGTCATCGGACGGATCCACAATGGCAGCTACACCAACCGGGACGGCCAGAAGGTCAACACTTCCGAGGTCTACGTGGACGAGATCGAGTTCCTGAAGGACAAGAAGGAAGAGATCCCCGGCGTAGATGACAATCCGTTCTTATGATGGATCTCTACAACGAGCTGACGATCAAGACCGGCGAGTTGAATACGTGCATCAAGCAGTTACGGAAAACCGGGACTGC